TGTAAGCATTGTTTTTTCCTATTGTTAAAATAAATATTTTTTGAGTATTGCAATTTTAATTTATATCGGTAAAATGTGCAACGGAATTAGAGAAAAAGATTTTTAACCGTAGGAGAAATACCATGAGCATATTAAGCTCTATTGCTAAACCAGATGATCGTTCGATCATTTGTACAATAACTGGCGATGCAGGATTGGGCAAAACCAGTCTAGCTGCCACCTTCCCCAAACCAATCTTCATTAGGGCTGAAGATGGCTTGCAAGCAATACCTGTATCTACAAGACCAGATGCTTTTCCACTATTAAGTAATGTAGACATGTTATGGGAGCAGCTTACTGCACTTATAAAAGAGGATCATAAGTATAAAACACTTGTGGTTGATTCGGTAACACAATTAGATACATTGTTTACGAATTACATCGTAGATACCGATCCAAAAAAACCTAAATCAATAGCTCAAGCATTGGGCGGTTATGGTGCTGGCTTTCAAGCATTGTCATCACTTCACGGTCGTGTACGCAAAGCTGCTGGCATACTGAACGAAACCAAAGGTATGAACATTGTCTTCATTGCTCATTCAGAAACAGAAACAATCGAACTACCCGATGCTGATCCGTATACCAGATACAACATTCGTATGCAGAAGAAGTCTGTATCACACTATACAGACAATGTTGACCTGGTGGGCTATCTAAAGCTTGAAACCCATACTATGGGTGATGGCGAGCGTAAAAAAGCAATCAGTGACGGCACTAGAATACTGGTAACATACGCCTCCGCTGCAAATATATCAAAGAACCGCTATGGAATTAGCGAGGACTTATTGGTTGTAAACGGAACTAACCCACTTTTAAATTTAATCCCAAGCATCGGAGCATAAATAATGGCAAACTTTTGGACAACTTCTGACAACCAAGAAATTACAACAAATGGTGAATTTACTTCTGGTGGAATGATTGAAAACATACCTGACAATACAACTTGCCTTGCAATGATTGACGAGGCAGGATTGGCTGAATATCAAGGTGATGAATATATCAGCCTGCGATGGGTAATAGCTGAACCTGCTATTTACAAAGGACGTAAGATATTTCAAAAGGTGCGTGTATTTGATGTTGATAGCAAGAAAGCCGATAAAGCTAAAAAGATGTTGGCTGCTATTGATGCAAACTGCGGTGGTAAGTTAGCACAATCTGATGAATCACCAAACGACACAGCAATGGCAAAAGCATTACTGCATAAACCAATGTTAATAAAAGTAATGGTATGGGATTTAGAAGGTAGAACTGGTAATTGGGTAGCTTCTGTAGCTCCACGCAAAGGAGTTGCACCAGTTAAAGAAGAAAAGTCAGCAGAACCTAGTGTGGTTGATATTGATTCAATCCCCTGGTGATCTAACCAAAGCACAAGGATGTGCATTTTTAACTACAACTATAAGGAACGACAATGCAACAAAATCAAATTTTACGTTTACCACAAGTTATTGAAAAAACTGGTTTAAGCCGTAGCGTTATTTACTCATTAATCAGCCGTGGTGAGTTTGTCACCAAAATTAAATTATCACCAAGGGCAATGGGCTTTCTTGAATCTGAAGTTGATGCTTGGATACTAGGCAGACTCAACGCATCAAAATAATTAACTACAACTATAAGAGATAAAAACAATGGAACAACAAAGAACAGAAGCTTGGCATAAAAAAAGATCTGGTCGTGTAACTGGTAGTAATGTTGGTGCAATCTTAGGATTATCACCATTTATGAAACGTGAAGATGTTATGCGTAATATGGTGCGTCAATATCATGGCTACCCAAGTGAATTTACAGGTAATCCAGCGACAAATTATGGAACGTATAATGAACCAAATGCACTTGCTGATTATGAACTTAAGTTTAATACAAAAGTAGAACTTACTGGTTTTCATACTTTTGAAGATTGGCTTGGAGCATCACCAGATGGTTTGATAAATGATGATGGGTTGATTGAAATTAAATGTCCATATGGTTTGCGTGATAAAAACCCACCAGAGTTTAAGTCTATAGACTACCAAACGCATTACTGGATGCAGATACAAATTCAACTGCTTGTTACTGGTTGCCAATGGTGTCATTTTTATCAATGGTCAGCACATGGCTACATGCTTGAAACAGTGCAATTTAATCAATTAGCTATTGAAGAATATTTACCAAAATTAAAAGACTTCTACAATGAATATCTTGTAGAGCGTGAACTACCACAGGCACAAAAATATCTTGAAGAGAAACGCCAACAGGTTAGATGTGAAGGACAGGTTGAGCGTTATCTAATGATAGCAGATCAGATAAAAGAACTTGAAGCAGAAAAGAAACGATTGCTAGATGAAATAGTTAAGTTAGCAGATGGTAAAGACAGTGAGATTAATGGACACAAATTAACTAAAGTTACCAAAGCTGGCTCTATATCCTACGCTAAAGTTGTTAAAGAACTTCTACCTGATGCTGATCTTACTGAATATACTGGTGATCCAGTTAGTTATTGGAGGTTGTCGTGAGAACTTATAACAGAGATAAAAATGTTTGGGATGCAGGCGTAGAAAGATTGGATTTTATATTTAATAATTTTGAAAGAATATATCTTTCATTTTCAGGAGGTAAAGATTCTGGCGTAATGCTTAATTTTGTTTTGAAATATATGAGGGAAAAAGGAATAACAAAAAAAATAGGTATTCAAATTTTAGACAATGAAGCAAATTATGAATTGTCTGTAGAGTTCATGCACAGAATACTTGATTCAAATAGAGATTTGCTTGAAATTTATTGGTGCTGTTTGCCTATAACACTTCCTTGCACAATAAGTTCATATGCAGTTGAATGGCAATGCTGGGGAAATAGAGATAAAGAAAGATGGATAAGACCTATGCCAAAACAAGATTATATTGTTAATTTTGATAATCATAATTTTCCATTTTTTGAAGAAGATATGCCATATGATAAATTTTGGGATGGATTTTCAGAATGGTATTCTCAAGGAAAAACATGTGCAAATTTAATTGGAATTAGAACCGTTGAAAGTTTAAACAGATTCAGAGCAATTATGAATCAACAAAAAGAAACTTTAGGCGGTCAAATGTGGACAAAAAAAAATACAGAGCATTCTTATAATTGTTACCCTATTTATGATTGGAGAACAGAAGATATTTGGACTGCTAATTGCATATACGATTGGGATTACAACAAACTTTACGATATTTTTTATAAAGCAGGAGTTCCTGTTCATAGAATGAGAGTTGCATCTCCATTTATGTCTGAATCTAAATCTAGTTTAGGTTTATATAGAGTTATTGATCCTCATACATGGGCTAAATTATGTGCTCGTGTTCAAGGAGCTAATTTTATAGCAACGTATGGAAAACAACTTAATTACAATACTTTTAAATTACCTAAAGGACACACATGGAAATCGTTTGTTAAATTTTTGTTGGCTACTTTACCGGAGGAAGTTTCTATAAATTTTAAGATGCGGTTTGTTCAATCAATTAAATATTGGGGAAGAGTTGGGCAAACCGTATCAGATAGTACATTAGAGCAATTAAGGACAAGCAACAGAATAAAGATAAAAGAAAATGGATTAACACCTCATGGAAGAAAAGATAAAATTAGAGTAATAATTAAAAAATATCCAGATCATACTGATGATATAAAAAATAATAATAGTGAAGTTGCATCGTGGAAAAGATTTGCAATTACTATTTTAAAAAATGACCATACTTGCAAATACATGGGATTTGCTCCAACAAAAGAGCAATCATTACGACAACGTGAAATTATGGAAAAATATAAAAAATTATGAAAATAATTAAATTGCATGAATTAAAAGGAACAGAAAGAGAAGTTAAATGCCCAAAAGGAGGTTTTTTAAGCAGAAGGTTTTTGCTTGAAAAAGACAATATGGGTTTTTCTGTGACAAACACAATAATACCACCAAATGGAGAACAACATTGGCATTATAAAAATCATCTTGAAGCTTGTTATTGTATAAAAGGGCATGGATGTATTACAAATAAAAATACAGGAGAAAAACATAGAATATTGCCTGGCACGATGTACGTTCTTGACAAAAATGATCCGCATTCATTTATAGCTTTTTCTACAGTAGAGCTGCTATGCGTATTTAATCCACCATTAACAGGACTAGAAGTCCACAACAAGGATAATTCATATGACATTTAAATCTCCAGTTTATAACGTACTTTGTGTTCCATTTAGCCAAGTAACTGCAAATGATTACAACCCTAATGCGGTTGCTCCACCTGAAATGGCTTTATTAGAAACATCAATATGGGAAGATGGATATACGCAGCCAATTGTTACTTATTATGATGATGTAAAAGATATTTATATTGTAGTAGATGGATTTCATCGTTATTTAACAATGAAAAATAGTGATCGCATAAGAGAGCGTGAAAACAACATGCTACCAATTGTTGTAATTAAAAAAGAACTCGGCGACAGAATGGCATCTACTATCAGGCATAACAGAGCTAGAGGATCTCATAATATTGAATTAATGAGTACTATAGTTTCTGAGCTTGTTGAAATGGGAAAAGGAGATGTTTGGATATGCAAACATATTGGAATGAGTCCTGATGAATTGTTAAGATTAAAGCAAATAACTGGCGTTGCTGCGTTATTTCAAAATCGTAGTTTTTCTGATAGTTGGGAAGCAGATGAAGAAGAATGGGATTAGAGTTTATCATCCTTGGTGGTTATGGGAATGCTATAAAGCAGGATTTTATAGCGCTATCCCACCTAATGGAAAAACAAAAGAACAATGCAAAGAAGAATATGCAATTTTTTTATCAGATATTGAGCTGTTTAATTATTCAATGGATGAAGTAATAAAAACATGGAAATATTCTTCAGAACATTTTTTATCTAATCCAAGCATAAATAGAATAGCTTGGCTTGGGCAGTCATCAATGTGTTTGGCAACTGGAATACCAAGCACATTTAAAAGTGGATTTTTTTTATTAGATGATGATAAAAAAATAAAAGCAAATAATGCAGCAAGGATAAAATTAAATGATTGGCAAAATAGAAGATTATATTAATAAATGGAAAGAACAAGGATATCCAATTGATATTCCTGATGAAGTGCCAAATGAGTTAATGAAAAATAATTTAGCTCCATCATATAAGGCTATAGCAATAGCTATTTTAAAAAATGATCATGGGTTATTGACGCTTGGCAATACGGCAAAACCATCAAAATGGTATTCTTTTTTTAAAAAAATTGAATTAAATAGTTAATGTTTATGAAACTCCGCCCATACCAACAACAAGCGCATGATGCAGCTATAAACTGGATAAAGAAATGTACTGATCCATGCGTATTAGAATTGCCAACAGGGAGTGGCAAATCTTTAATTGTTGCAGCAATAGCCAATACATTGCACCAGGTAAGTAATGGCAAGCACATATTATGTCTTGTCCCCTCAAAAGAACTGTTAGAACAAAATGCGGAGAAATACAGAGATACTGGTAATCAATGCAGTTTGTTCAGCGCAAGTATTGGTGAAACATGTTTAAAACATCCAGTAGTTTTTGGCACACCTGTTAGCGTTAAAAATAAGATTCATCGTTTTGGAGCTAAATTTTGTGCGGTTGTACTGGATGAAGCGCATAGAATAACACCAACGGTAAAAAGTATCATTGAATCTTTGGTTGCTTGTAATCCTAATCTGCGTGTCATAGGTCTTTCAGCTACTCCATACAGGCTTGGAGATGGTTATATATACAGAATGGATGAACATGGTAATGCACACGGAGATGATAAAACTAAGAACCCTTATTTTAATGCAAAAGTGTTTACTGTTTATGCGAGAGATTTAATAAAACAAGGTTATTTAACAGCTCCTACTATTGGGGGAATCAATACAGGTCATTATGAAACATTAGATATGCAGTTAAATAGCATGGGTAAGTTTGCAAAAACAGATGTTGATAGAGCTTATCATGGTCAAGGAAGGCTCACCAGTGCGATTGTAGGCGATATTGTGTCACAAGCAGTAGATAGGCAGGGGGTGATGATTTTCTCTGCGACAGTGCAACATGCTCACGAGGTTATGCAATCTTTACCACCAAGTTTATCTTGCATAGTTACAGGAGAAACACCCAAGTTGGAACGTGAACAAATACTGCGAAAATTCAAGTCTAGGGAGCTTAAATATTTAGTCAATGTGTCAGTCTTAACCACTGGTTTTGATGCGCCACACGTTGATTTAATAGCTATTTTAAGAGCTACAGAATCAGTTAGTTTGCTTCAACAAATAATAGGTCGTGGTCTTAGGATTGACGACAATAAACATGATTGTTTGATATTAGATTATGCTGAAAATATAAGCAGACATTGCCCTGATGGTGATTTATTTAATCCAGAGATAGAAGCATCAGGCGATTACGAAGCTGGTGAACCAATCAAAGCTAAATGCCCACAGTGCAATGCTAACAATGAGTTTGCGCCTGTTCCTAATGAAGCAAGTCATAAGATTGATGATTTTGGTTATTTTACTGATCTTGAAGGAATACGACTAGAAACAGAATATGGAGAGATGCCAGCGCATTATGGCAGAAGATGTTTTGGTGAGGTATTTAATAAAACTATTAAAAAGTTGGTTAGATGTTCTTATCGCTGGACGTTTAAACCGTGTCCACATTGTGAAGAAGAAAATGATATTGCTGCACGTTATTGTTGCAGTTGCAAAGGTGAGTTAATTGACCCAAACAGCAAGTTAGTAGCTGACTTCCAAATGAAAAAGAAAGATCCAACGCAAATACAAACTGATAAGGTTGTTTCAATGCGAGCAATGCCAACACTAAGCAAAGCAGGAAACGAGTGCCTACGAGTTGATTTTATAACTGAATATAGATCATTCCCTGTTTGGTTTTCTGTGAAGATGAAAGCCAGTTATATAAATGCGTTTATGAAGTTTACAGCTAATGGGACAATAACACCAAGCACTATCACTTATCGAAAGAAAGGTGATTTCTTTAGGATTTACGATTACAACAGGACAGCTGATGAAGTTCCACAATGATATACCAGTGTTTGGTAATAAAGAGTTTCGAGGTGAATGTCCTTCTGAAGCTGCTGAAGCAGTAACATTCTTTGCAAAGTTAAGGAGGGAATATCCTGACAGTTACGGAAAGATTGCAACACATATCAGGAATGAAGGATTAAGAACCTTTTACCAGGCTACTAAGCAAAAGTCAGAAGGAATGGTTAAAGGAGCGCCCGATATTATTATTCCTGCAAGCGTTGCGTTCGTCTGTGAATTAAAACGCCAAGATCATACACGCTCAAAATGGCAAGATGGACAGCAAGAATACCTTTTGGAAGCCCAGAAACATGGAGCTTTTGTCTGTATTGGCTTAGGTTATGTTGGAGCATATGAAGCATTTATTTACTGGAAAGATAAAAAATATTTGCAATTTGATAAATAATTATTTAATCTATGCCCAACTTAACAAGAAATACAAAGGGGAATGAGATGGAAAAAGAGGGCTTAGAAATAGCAACTATGTATGGTTATACCTTTCCACAACAATATTTAAATGAAGTATATATGAGAGGACAACTTGCAGATTGTGATTGGTACAACAATCTTAAAGAAGATGGAACACATGAAAATTTTGAATCGTATGACGATTGCCAAAGAGCATATTTAGAGGGTTATTACACCGAACTAAATCTATAACAAATAACCGCCTCAAGGACGAGGCATTAACTACAACTATAAAAGGTAAAAACCATGAACAACAAAACAGCAATTATATTAATCCTATCTGCTTTTACATTAGGTGGTTTTATTGGCGCAACATACACCAATAACGATAAATCTAGCGTAATCCACAAAACTCGCAGTGGTTCTTTCATCATTCAAAAAAATCTGAAGGGAGAGGAGCAGATTTACCAAGTTCTTGAACTTCCAAGTAATGTTACATCTTTTGTAACACCAAACAAAGGCGATTTCTAATGGAACAGGAATTTGATAAAATCATTACAGATATGCGTATAGATCAGTCGCTTGGTGGTATTTTAATAGCACAAGCCTTTGTGGACTATTGCCAAGCACTAATCAACGCTCAAATCGCAGAAACAGACGGTTCTGAGTTGTTTGGATTGCTAGAGAACGCAACATTATCACCAAAGTACACCAGCATTAATCTTTTAGTTCAAAAGGCAATGGACTGGAAAGCTAATAACTTAATTTGCAATTCCTGAAGGGAAGCAGCCACTCGCCAGGGCATTTTTTTGGATAAGATTATGAAAGACTATAAAACCAAACCAGTACACACATTCACCAGACATCAAGAAATACAGATTTGGTGTTTATTGGCAGCAGGATTTATATTAGCTCTGGAGGCATGGTTACAATGACACCAGAAGAACGAAAAGAGAAAAAAAGAATACGCATGCTTGAGTATTACCATAAGAATAAGAAATATATCAATGAACGTGTTAGAGCTAAACAGAGAGCTAAAAAATTGAATATTGTTGTTACAGTAAGTCAAAATAAAATTACTAAGAAAGAGATAATGAAATTAATTGGTGTTACTGCACTTGTACTGGATAGAATTAGTAAAGAACCAAAATATTGTATGCCTAAACATATAGCAACTTATATTGATGGAACGGTTTTATATAACCGAGATGAAATTATGCAATGGCTACCATATGCAAGAGAATCCTGTGCATTTATGAAAAAACCTAAGACAATTAAATTAACTGGAATGGCTGCACAGATTGTTGAGTTTATGCGTAAAAATAAGGAGATAGAGTTATATTGCAATGAATCAAGGCGTAAAAAGTTGATTGGTAGAGGTAGTCATAATGAGAAATTTTGATTGGGCAGTAATGATAATAAACCTTCAAAAAAAAGGAGTAACACAAGCAGAAATAGCAAGGATAACAGACTTTCCTATTGAAACAATAAGCTCAGTAAAACAAGAAAGGCGAGATCCTCCAAAAGCATGGAACTCCGCCATTAGTTTTCTTGATTTATATATTAAACACTTTGGAAGTCATGTTCCTAGAATTGGAGATTATTATGAAGATGAAATATCCACTACCGAATGAAAATGCACGTTGCTTAGGTAGCAACTGCGACAAAAAAGAAAACTGCTCCAGATACTTAAGTATTGAGGTAGATACAAAAGATTTCTTTTTTCACATGGATGCAATGAAAGAATTAAAAGAAATGGATTGTAGTTTTTTTATAGATTTTAGGGATGTTAATTATTATGAGTAAAGAAAGAGAGTTGCTAAAAACCGCTCTGGGAATTTTAGAAGATTATGAGTGGGGCTACGGAGGCGATCATCATAAGTCACCTGAAGCAAGCATTTTAAATGATATTAGAAAACTCCTTGCCCAACCTGAGCAGACTGAGCAAGAGCCTGTGGCTTGGATGGTAGAATGGGTACAAAGATATAGACATAACGATACTCCTATTATGGATAGAGCTGTGTCGTTTACAAAAGGTGATGCACCCGCTGTACCAAATCCAAATTACATACCACTTTACACATCACCACCAACCCGTGAGCCTTTGAGTGATGCACAGATTGCAGAGTTATGGGGTGATAAACATTCTGGTAAAACGTATATGGTTAAAAACTTTTCTAGAGCGATAGAAAAAGCACACGGCATTGGAGGTGTGTGATGAGTAAAGAAAGAGATTTACTGGAGAAAGTTATATCTGGAGACAATAAAGGTGATTTTTTTATCAGTTATGATCTATACAAAGACATTAATACATTCCTAGCCCAACCTGAGCAAGATAACATCCAATACTTGCTAGATCAAGTTGCTAGATTAACAGCAGAAAACGCTATGTTAAAAGAAAAATGGTCAACACCAAAACCTAAGCAAGAACAGCAACCCGAAGCATGGATAATAGTTAATAAAGAAACGGGATATAGAACACAAGTATCTGATTTAACACCCTTTTTGTACCACAGGGAAATATTTGAAGTGATACCGCTCTACACAGCACCACCAAAACGTGAGCCTTTGAGTGATGAAGAAATATGCGAGATATTGTTAAAGAAAGAATGGCGAGGGTTTGTTGATTTAGTTCGTATTATTGAAAAAGCACACGGCATTGGAGATGGGGAATGAGTTTGTTTAATAAAAATGCTGAGGCATACAAGTTAGATTTAAAAGATGTCATGAGTGAAAAAGAAGATCAACTTGCAACATATTATATGGGGTATGGAAAAGATGGAGGTGTTAGATTTCTTATTAAAACATATGACAGTGTACAAGAACTAATTTTTAATAGAGAACAAGCCAAATCTTTAGTCGAGCAATTCCAGTTTTATATTGGGGTAGATGATGATTAAAAATATTCCAGCATACCCATCAGGAGAAAGTTACACCACGTTTAATAATGCTTCTGGAGTTACATCAGAACATAGTAAATCGCCTTTACATCATGGAATGACACTAAGAGATCACTTTGCTGGACTTGCGATGCAAGAGTTAATGGCAGCTGATGTAAGAGTAATTTGGGATAATGAAAGCATTGCAGAGTTAGCATACGACCAAGCTGATGCAATGTTAGAAGAGAGGGAGAAAAAGAAATGATTAGCGAAAAAGAAATAGAAGAACACATCAATTCATTAAGATCATCAACCGTTAGTGAAGAATACTATTCTGAAGAATGGGAAGAAGGTTTTGAAGATGGTGTTAGATGGGCAGAAAAACAACTGGAGAATAAGCAATGAGTAAAGGTTCAGCACCACGTCCTATTTCTGATAGGAAAAAGTTTGATGAAAATTGGGATCGTATATTTGGGGATAAAAAGAAGGAAGAAAAGAAATGAAAAACTTACTTTTAATACTATTGTTAATTCCAACTATTGTATTTGCTTGTGATGATGATACTGGTTATCAGTTAGCAGAAGAAGCAAGAACAAGCAGGATAACTAACGAACTACGCCAACAGCGTCAACATGCAGATTATAACGCTTATGTGAACGAACTTAACCAAGAGTGGCAAATACGTCAAGAAAGAACAAATGCTCTTCAAACACAAATGATACTACTTGATGGACAGTTCAGACGTTAATAAAAAAAGGGAGCTGGTAAAACAGCTCCCAAGCTACGAGCGCAAACTAATGAAACCAACAATTAACTGTGATGTAAAAATGCCAAAAAAAATGATGGAAGCACTTAATTTATATGAAACGCATTGTGTTGTTTTTGAAATAAAAACAACTACAAAAGAAAAAGTTAAAGCATTTATAACAGAAGAATATAATAAAAAACTTGCTGATAAATTTAAGGATGAATACCTATATTAATATCCAAGTTTTTTTAAAATTTCATTTGTTAATATTCCTCCATAAGGCTTCATTTGCAATGCACGAATATCTTGCTGAGATGGATTTTTAAGGTCTTTAATACCTCTATACTCAGCAGCATTTGTTAATAATTCAAAAGCATTAATATTTTTATCTAGCTTTCCTATTCCCTCTCCAGGTACTCCATAAGGATAAGCATTATGACCTGATCTTGGGACTAATTTATTTCCAGAAAAAATCATCCCCATATTTTGCAACTCACCATCTGGTAATGTTAATTGATATGGATCAGAAACAGCAAGTCTAGCTTCACCTATACTTAGTCCACCTGCATCACGGTAATTTTTATCAAGCATTCTTTTAAGTGCTTTACGAGTTTTATCTGGTGCAGTTCTAAATTGATTTAATCCTTCTTCTGATCCAACTCCTGAAAACTTAGGTATAAAATCTTTTATTTGCCTATTTACTCCTCTTTGAGCTGTCTTGCTCATATTATTACTCATATAACGGAGCATTGTTTCTCCCGTCATATTTGCAAAATCACCTCCTGTTGGAGCCATTCGCCAAGGCATATATAAAGGATCTTTTCCTGTAATTTGTTTTAAATAATTTGCTTGCTTTACTAAAGCATTAGATGGAGCTTTTGCAGAAGCCCAAACTTGACCAGGATTATTAAACATATAATCTTGTCCTCCTTGCAAATTAGTTCCTACAGGAACTCCATTTATATACTGCAATTGACCAACATTAGTTCTATCTGACATTGACGTAATAAAAGGGTATCCTTCATAGTCAGCCAATGATACTTTTGGTATTTCTATATCAGGAACATCTACAGTGGTTTGTAAGTTTCTTAATCTATCCTGTTCTCTTTTACGTTTATCAAATCTTGGATCAAAGCCAATATCTCCCATTCTTGTATTTTTTATACCCAACGCCATACCGCTCATACCCATACCATTTCCTAAAGCCCATTCAGCTAACTTCTTGCTGTATTCTTGGCTTTTAGCATCTTGAGTATTAGTAAACTGTGGTGGCACAAGATTTTCAAGTCCTTTAGTAACATTTGATGCTACAGCAGTGTACTTTGGATTATTATTAAACAACTGACCATAATCCTGTCCAGCAGATTTTAAGCTATTAACTATTTCCTCTAATGTCATTGGCGATTCTCTCTAGCTTGATACAATAAATTACCAGTAAGTGTTGGATCAACATTTAAGTAGTCAAACATACTTTTTAACTTTTTAGATGTTTTTGTTACAGGTTTTGATAATAAACCAACACCATAAGCTGCCTCACCCATCAATCTAGGTGATTGTGCCATAAGCATAGGTACAGCCAATGGTGCGCCACCAACTGCATAACTTCCTATCCCTGTTAATCCAGCATTTGCAAGACCTCTTGGAGTCCATGAGTTAAGTGCTTGACCTGCTATTGCAGAAGTAAGTTCATTCCTCCCTTGATCTTCTAAAGTTTTAAACAAATCAAGTCTATTTCCATAGTTAGTGTTTACATTATTACGCATTAAAGACTGTAATTTTCTCATTGCTGTATCTGGATTGCCAGACTGCTTTAATGAGAATGTACGCTCTATTTCATTGATTAAATCAGATGCCTGCGAATAATCTTTCATCACCTTTGAATAAGCTGGAGCTTGGTTTGTTATCTCATTCTTAACGGAATCATAAAGATTTTTTGCAACCATTCTTGCAGTCTTTTCTTCATACGGAATTGACTCTTGTATCCCACCAATTCTTTGCTTAAGCGCATCAAGTCCTAATGGTGTATGAAACTCAGCAGGGTCTAAATCTTTCCAAGCATTAATCTCATTGGCTATCTTATTAAAAGCAGTAAAAGCAACATCATTCTTTGGTTTGCCTTTAAATGTTACCTTGTCATATGTATTGGCTAAAGTGTTGTCTATTTTATTAAAATCTAATACTGATTTATCATTAGTTATTCCAACCATTCCTTGTTGATATTCTGCTGCCTTTCTTGCTCCCATATCAGCAACATTTTGTTTTGCCATGTCTAAAACATCTTGCATTGGAACATTGCCACGCATGTTTCCTAAGAATGTTTCAGACATCTTTCCACCTTCAGCTCCTGCTCTAGCTGCTGTCTTTAAACTTTCTCCACCTGTATGTGTACCAGTTCCACCGATTACATTAGCAAGACCTTTACCAAATGAAGGTGCTGCATTAACCGCTATTGATAGCGGATCAACAATACGTCCTGCACCTGCTACAACATTACCAACCTTAGTCAACGCTGGAATTTTTGAAGCTAAAGAACCTCCACCTGTTAGCACTGTTGAAAAATCAGCCAATACGCTTGCAGGATCAGTTGCTAGTGCTTCCTTAAAGTTTTCAGGATTGGTATATCGTGATTTATAAAAGTCTACAACAGCGTTTAATTTTGCAGGGTTATTGCGTGTACTTTCTGGCATCATTTGAACAATAGCATCAGGAAGCACTTTCTGAAGTGCAGCATTGCCTAAATCTAAAACGCCTTGTGCTGTATCAATAGGATGTAAAACGCTAGACACAACATCACCAGCTACACCAGCAATAGAACCTGGAAGATTAGAAACACCTCTTGTTGCTACCTTTAACCATGACTGTTGTTTGTTTTCTTGTACGGTAGGTGTTGATGGTATTGTTTTTAATGGCAGATCATACTTATCAGGAGATACCCATCCTTTACCATTCCAAACATTACCGCCTAACGTATCACCAGCTTGCAAATTAGATTCTTCAACTTGTTTTCCACTATAATCAGTTCCTTGTGCAGCTAATTCTTTTGCAAACTTTGTGGCATGTTCAGTGTCACCTTTTTGTTGCGCTAGATAAAATGCTTTTTGTAAATCACTATAGGAACTCATTA